GTATTATGTTATATAACGATACACTAAACAATATATAAATAAGATGCGCTGTTATTATATCGCCCTCCTATATGTATATATAATAAAAAAGACCCGCTTTTATAACAAATCTTTGATTTTTAAAACAATTTAAGGTGAACTGTGGTTTGTGTTTACGCATGGGGTGCGAATTGTGCGAGAAGGGAAGGAGGGCAGGGTTTTAGATAATATTCATAACTTATTAAAAATAGACACCTTTTTTATAAAGATGTCTTTTATTATCATGATTATCTATATTCATTCATATAATCAAATAGATCTCCATGCTTTTTAAATATATAGATATCAAAGTGTGGTTCTTCTTTTTTATCTTCAATAATTTCAGTTGTAAGTTGTTTAAATATCTTATCATCTTTAATTAATAATGATTTAGTAAAAGCATCTAATAAACATTTAAAGCTATTATCGATATCTTTTTGTCTTTTAGAACCAAAAAATTGATCTACATGAATATATAAATCTTCTGATAAAGTTTCAATATTAAGACTCTTAAATATTTCTTTAACTTGATTTCTAAAATCTTCAACTTCAGGGGGATGATACATAGTTCTTTTATAATAATTAGGCTTCTTAAGATTATTAACTGAAACTGGAAGAGATGTTGAAAATTTTGTTAATAGTTCTAATTTCATTTGAAAACCTCATTTAATTTATTAAAAGTATCATCAGACATTGAGCAATTCTTTATTGATTCATCTTTAATTATTATTTCATTAAGTTCTTTAGATATTTTTAAATAATTATCTTTAGATAACTTTAATTGAGTATTTAAATCTTCATTTATTTTATTATCTTTTTGTTTTTGAATATTAGCTTGTTCAAGTATAGATTTAACTTTATCTTGATATATTTTATCTTGATTTATTTTATCATTTAAAACAGTTTCTTTATATTTATCAAATTTCTTTTGAACAACACCCGATCCAACTTTAAAACCAAAACAAAACAAAACCAAAACAAAAAAACCATAGATAAAGATTTTCTTATTATTTATAAAAAATGTTAATAGATTAGTCATCCTTTTTATCCTCTTTTTTATTATGATCTTCTAATTTAGCACGAACACCAACAGAAGCACCACCAGCACCTAAGATTGCAGCAGCACCTGTTGCCCATGCCACATAGTCTATTCTATGCTCAGTGATAACATCATAAACAGATAAAGATATAAAAGAAAGAACTATTAAAAGAAAAGCTATTCTTGTTATGTCATATTGTTCTGATGTTTCAGTAAGCATATCTTTAAAAAAACGTTTTATTAACTCACGCATACTATTTTCCTTTTTTTGTTATTATAATAGTATTATATCAGAAAAAAGACAATAAAAAAAGCCTCCGAAGAGGCCGAGAGAGAGAGTTTATTTTTTATTTGGTAAATATTAAGTTTTCAACTTTTATTTGTTCAAAAACTTTTCTTGCTTCAACATGATCAAGCTCAGGAATAGAAAAGTTACCATAAGTTTTTAAAAACGCTAAATCTACTTCTGTTTTATATATTGTATATTTCAAGAAAAGCTTTTGTGCTTCAACTTGTAATTCTTGAAGTATTAATTGAGAATCTTTAAATTCATCTGGATCTGCTCTATCTTTAACAGCTTGTTCAAATTTAGCTTCAAGTTCTTTAATACGATTTAATACTGCATCATTTTGATTAATCATATATTTTTTCCTCTTATGTTGTGTTATTTCAATTATTATAATGTATTTTCAAAAAGATGTCAATACAATAAAAGTAAAATATAGAATAAAATAAAAGTTTCCACCTTGCAGAGTTTTCCACCTTGCAAATTCAAAGGGTGGAAACAAGGTGGAAAAATTAAAGTCAGTAATAGCAAGGGTTTCAGAGCATTTCAATTGAAATTTCCACCTTTCCACCTTTAAAAACACTTAATTAAAGAGAAAAGAAAAATTAATTATAATTATATATATAATCCTGTTGCAAGGTGGAAAGCTAGAAAAAAAGCTAGAAAACGTCTGTAAGCGTTGGTACGTAAGGGTTTAAACTTTCCACCTTGTTTCTAGCTTGCAAATTCAAAGGGTGGAAAACTCCCAAGGGTGGAAAAATTAAATAATGAAAAATATTTATAAAACTGTATTTACATTATATAACTAATATGATAAGATATATATAAGGGCGGTAGAATATAAAACAACGACAAAATAAGGTCTAGTTCAGATATGATATTGTTACTTTTACAATAACAAAAAAACATAAAACAAAATAGGAGTATATCATGAATAAATCATTAATGTTCAACATCAGAATAAGCGAAGAAGAAAAAGAAGAGCTAAAAGAATTAGCGGCAGAAGCTAAACTAAGTTTAAGTGATTATATAAGACAATCTGTAGTTTTAAATTCTTTAATAAGAGAAACTATAGAAAAAGTTGAAGAATCAGAAAACGATGAAGCGGCTAAAGCTATATTTAGTGAAGTATATGACGTTTTATTTGATGTTATAGTAAATAATAGTGAAGAATACAAAGAAGTAAAATAAATTAAAAAATAATAAAAAAAGCTTTCAATTATAGTTGACAGTCTTTGCTCTTCTGATAATATATAAGTGTAAAGACGGATAAATGTCTATTATATTGAAAGTTTTTTTATTTTAACAAGAGAGAGAAAAAGATATGGAAAATAAAGCTAATGATTTAACAAATATTGAAAAAAATGATACAATAGATAATGTTCAATCACAAAGTAATAAAGGAGATAAAAAAATGTATTCTAAAGAAGAAGAAATGATTAAAGCTAAAAAAGCATTAAAAGAAGCAGAGGGTAGCTCTGATGATAGTAAAATAGTAAGAGATATTATTGAAGCTTTAGATATTAGAATGTTTGCTGACAACATCGAATTATTATATTTCTGGAATGAGAAATTAAAAATATATTCACCAATGCTTGATGTTGAAGCATATAAAGAAGCCATTCTTTTAGCATTAACGAAAATAAACAGACCTAACTTAAAAAACAAAAAAAGAGTAGACGCACTTATATATTTATTACAGCCGCAAGTTGTTATTATGAGACGTTTTATTGAAATGACAAAAAGAGAAATAATAGCTTTTAATGGTTTTCACGGATGCGATGATGTTCATTATTTAGAGTTTGATTTGAACGGAAAAATAGAGATATTAGAGCCACGCAAAGAATTAAGAGTATTAAGACATTACGACTGGACTTTAAATTCTAAAAATATTTATAAAGAAAACGGTAAATCTTATTATATGCCAAAATGCACACCCACAGGTTTATTTAAAAATAACTTTATTGATTTCTTGCCAACAGAAACAGGATACAGAGAAACAATTCAGGAATACTTAGGCGATACTTTAAGATTGGGTTCTTCACAAGTTGCACCAGTTTTCAAAGGTCCGGGGCAAAACTTAAAGGGCGTTATAATAGATATTTTATTAAACATTCATGGTAAAAATGCATTTGCTTACGATTTAAGTTCTAATACAAACTTCAATAACGCTAAAATGCTAGGTAAGTTCTTAGCAATATGTGATGAAGTAAAAGCAAAAATAAATGATGACGATTATAAAAAAATGAACGGGCAAACATTCTTAAACATCGATAGAAAACATCTAAATTCATTAAACTATAAGTTCTTGGGAAAAATGATAGTAGCATTAAACAGAATGTTCACAACAAAAGATCAAGGTTTCTCATTAGAAAGACGCGTTACAATATTTAATCTTGATAGAATAGTACCTGCAAATATGGCTCTTGACGATTTTTCTTATAAGATGTTAAACGGTGGTAAGTATAAAGATTATTATGGAGAAATAAAAGACAATGGTAACGGACAGCGCGGAGAAATTATCGACTGGATTTTAGAAGGATGTGCAAGAGTATGCGGAAGAGGTAAAGTATTAAAAGATGAAGCTTTACCCGCATGTTTAAGAGACACTAAAAAAGAAGTTATGAATCAAATGATGCCAATTAAAGATTTCTTCTCTCAATATAAAATTGAAGCTGTTGAGAAAGGCGCGACAACAAAAGAAGAAGTCTGGACATTATGGAAAGATTTTTGCTTCTTAAATGGATTTACAGGGGTTGGTAATGCTCAAACATTCGCGCAAGACTTCAAACAAAGATTTGAGACAGAGAATGGAAATGGGACTCTTAAATATACCAAAAAAGAAGGTAAAAACGCTTATAAAATAAAAATAACAGCTATACATGATATTAAAGAAGAATCAGAAGAAGAAGTTAAAGTTAGTAAAGAAGAAGTAAAAAAAATGGAAAATACTTTTACAGCAGAAGCACAAGAAGAAGAGTGCGATATAGTAAAAATAGAAGTAGAACAGCCTAAAATTGAAGAAGTTAAGAAAAAAACTTTAGAAGAAGAAATAAAAGACGAACCTGTGATGGAATTTGACTTTGACTTCGGAGAAGAACTTAAAAAAGAACTTATTGAAGAAGCAAAAAAAGAAGTTAAAAAAGAACAATATACTAAATATGATGATAGAATAAAAGAGCTTGAAGAGCTTATAAAAAGTGAAAAAGACGTTAAAGAAAATAATAAACTTATACATGAAAGAAATACACTTATAGCTAATAAAAACATGGCTAAGATTTAAAAACACAATGGAGGGGAAACCCTCCTATATTGAAAAAAAAGGAGATTTTTATGAAAGATATAATTAATAAGTTTAAAAAAAGAGTTAATGAGCTAAAAGATAGAGTAGATTATATAGATGTTTCAATAGATACTTGTTATTTTAGTAATCAATATAGACTCGAAGATTTTTCAGATATGGTAGTAGATATTTTTACAGGAGAAATTGAAAAAGTTGAATTATATTTTTGTCTTGTTATTGAGTATGAAATAGATATAATAGAACAAAAGCATAGAGTAAAAGAATACATACATAGACGAACTTTTGAACAAAAAATGAGGATGGATTACGACAGCTACAGCAAAAATTATGAAAATAATATTATGTTGATGGAAAGAATAAACTATTTATTAGATAATAATTTAGAGTTTTCTTTAAATCTAAATTATGTTAATCAAAGAAATAATAGAGTAATAAATATATGTAAAAATGAAATAAATATATTTGATATTAATATTCAGGAATATATAGATGATCTTATTATTGAAGAGGTGAAAAAAGGATTAACAACAATAACAGTAAGAAAAGTAGATATAAGAAATAAATATGCGCATGAAGAAAAAGATATTTATGTATTTAAATAAAAATATTTAAAATATTTTCACAAAAATACTTGACGTAAATACATAATCGATTACTATATATATAGAGGTTAGCAATAGTGCGAAGCCTCTTTAATAGAGAGAGATTGATTATGTTGAAGATTACAAATACTATTTTAGCTAATAGAATAATAGAAATAATAGAGTCTGGAGATGTTGAGAATTTGGTAAGTTTTAATGATTGTTTAATAGCAGTAAAAGATTTAAAAAGGTTTATTTTTTCAGTAATGAATAATCAGTTTAAAGAAATATCATATGATTATAATAATGAAGAAGTAGCAAAAATAATTTACGAATATACAAACAAATAAGGAGGTTTGTTATGTTAACTATAGAAAATAATATTTATATAAGAGAAAGCAAACTTGAAGGTGTTATTGATTTTGATTGTTTTGATATTGTTATAAATGAAGATATTGAAGAAGATAAAGAGTTTGCTAAGTATACAGATAGAAACCCTATGAACCTTAAGGAAAAAAGAATTATGGATATTAAAAGGGTTTTATATCCAATGTGTGCAATCAGTGATAAAACAAAACTTGATTATATCTTTAAAGATAAAACATTAACAGAAATACAATTTTTAGAAGATAGAAAAAAATATTTTAACACTGATGAATTATTTGGTAATCTTGTCAACTATGATGAAAGATATATTAATATTGAAGAGTCTTCATCATGGAGGGGGTCAGATATAGTAATAAATAAAGATGGTGATACTGCTTTAATATTTGCTGTGAAAAGCATGTTAAAAATAGCAAGTAAAAATCCAGATGTAAATTTTGAAGAGCTGCCAGTTTTTAACGTTTTAAAACAATGTTTATTATCTTTATGTGATCATAATGAAAAAGATAATGAAGGAAACAGCGCTTATAGTTTAGCAGAAAAAAATGATAAGGTTTTTGAAGCGTTCTTTTTAGTTTATATGGATTTTGTTTTTAGAGATAATTTTAATAAAGGAGAATAATATATGAAAAATGAAGATGTTTTATGGATAGATGAACTACCACAAATAAATATTGAAGAAGATATATTTATTAAAATAAGAAGTTATGAAATATCTTATAGTGAATATATATATGATGAAAATTATAATATTAAAGAAATAAGACATTATATTAAAGAAAATTAAAGCTCCTTCGGGAGCTTTTTTATAAAATAAACAAAATATTTTATATAACTGTCTTTACAAGTGTTTTTTTATTTGTTATAATACCTTATAAAACAAACACATTGGAGATATGTTATGAAAAATGCAATAAATAAATATAGTGATGAACAAATAATTTTAATAGCTAATGATTATGATAATCTATTTGAAGCAGCAAGAGAAGAGAACTTGTCTTATACTTCATTAAGAAGAAGAGTTATTAAACTTGTAAGTGAGGGTAAGCTTGATTATATATTTAAAAGCGAAGCTAAAAAGATTTTATCAGAACAAGAAATAAAACAACATGAAGATATTACTGCAGAAGAATGTATTGAAGTATTAAGAGATGTTCAAGTAGAATATCCTGAAAAAGATATTTCAAGAAACTTTTTCAGACATGAATCAAGCTTGGCAGATTCTGATTGGACACAACATTTTGGAACTTTCGCAGAGTTCAAAGCTCAGGCAGGTTTAACATCATCAAGACAAGTAAAAGCTGTAGAACGTGCTATTGCTAAACATGTAGCACACGATCATTATGAAAACTTAAACTACAGACACAATTTAGGTGAATTATATTTAAAAGATCAGTCGGGACGTTATAAAACAATCATTATTGGTTCAGATTTTCATGATGAAGAAGCTGACGAATTTTCATTAAGAATGTTTTTAGAAGCATGTAAAGTTACTAATCCAGATGTAGTTTGCCTCAATGGTGATATTTTCGACTTGCCAGAATTTGGCAGGTGGGGAACAGATCCGCGAGATTGGGATGTGGTTTCAAGAATAAAATATGCTCATGATAACATACTTAAAAAAGTAAGAGAAGTAGCGCCGCTAGCGCAAATAGATTTAATCGAAGGGAATCACGAAGCAAGATTATTAAAACACTTACAAGACCAATCCCCCGCAATGAGAGCAGTATTAAGCGATTTTTTAGGTATGGGTGTTGAAGATTTATTTAGATTAAAAGAACTTTCAATAAACTATGTTTCAAAAGTTAATTTGAAAGCGTGGACAAGAACAGATTTTAAAAAAGAACTTGATAAAAACTTTAGAGTATATTTTGATTCTATGGTATGTCATCATTTCCCGCAGGGGGCAAGATTAGGTCTTCCGGGCGTGAATGGACACCATCACAGCTTTAAAGCTGAAACCCTTTATAACTACACAAGCGGTTCTTATACTTGGATTCAAAGCGGAGCTATTCACATAAGAGATGCCAGTTACTGTGAAGGTGAAAAATGGAGTAACGGTTTTGTTATAGCACATATTGATACAGTAGATAAAAAAGTATTGTTTGAATATGTTGATACAACAAATGAAGTAGCTGTTTTTGCTGGTAAGTTTTACCATAGATAATATAAAAAAATCCACCATCAGGGGGGATTTAATAAAGGAGAAGGATTATGAAATATAAAGCAAAAAGTATAGCAATAGAGACAGAAGATTTATACTTTAAAATTAAAGATTTTGATTTTAATTTTGAAATTTTAAAAAAAGAAAGATCTATTAGTCATGGTTATTTTGATTTTGATGATATTTTTAATAATTTATCTTACTTGTCAGTTGAAGGAAAAATAAATATAAATGAAGATGTTAAATTTAAGAATAATACTAAAGTAGATATTCATTGTTTATGTGTTGAAGATATAAAAAATGGAAAATATAAATATATTTATTTAAAAAATATATGGATTTGTAAGATTTGTAATAATGAAAATAATTATAATGTGTATAGTTCTGGTGAAGATTTTGAATTAGGGATATTATAACATGAAAATATTAAAAGAGTTAGTAAATAGAGAAGAACTTGATATTGAAAAACAGATGAATGAAGATATCAACGAACAAATAAAGAAAAGTAAAGAGTTAGGATATCGTATTTATTTAGTAAGTAAAGAAGAACAAGAAGATATAAACGAATGTTTAAATTATATTGATTTAAATTTTGGAGAAGAGCTTGTGGATTCTATAGATCTAGGGCTTGCTAAAAGTTTAGAATTAGATCAATACGACCCACTAGTTAGCATGATTTATATAAAACATGACAATGTTTTTATAGGAGGAAAAATGGGATTGTATAATAATAAATATGATAATAAAATATATGCTATTTTCTGTTTTAGAAAAGATTTTATTGATAGAATAAATAATTTAAAAATAAATTAAAATATTTTTACAAAAACGCTTGACGTAAATACATAATCGACTATTATTTATATATAAGGCAAGCAATAATGCGAAGCTAAACAACAGAGAGAGAACAGAATATGGATAAGTTAAGAAATAAAGCAGTATTAAATACAACAGTAGATAACGCAATCGAAGAATTAAAAAGTTCATTTTTTGGTGAAGTTAACTTAAAGTCTTTATCTTTTAGAGTTATAGAAAGCATTAAAGATGTAAGTAAATATTCTTTAGAAGAGTTAGTTGAAAAAATAATATCTATGTATTTTTACTCTTGCGTATACTCTGATGAAATGTTTGAAGATTTTTATCTTGAAAATATGGAAGATGTAAAAGGATGGATAAAATCAGAATACATAAATAAGTTATAATATGAAAAGCCCCTTGAAGGGGCTTTTTTATAGCTTAAGTTCAACAATATTGATAGACGGCAACATAGCTGCAACATCAGGCATATCATCGTTTTTCTCTAAAAACATAGCATCTTGTAATTCAAAACTGTCAGTATCAAATCGTGCTGGCTTATCAAAAACTCCAGTCCATTTTAACTCGTCATTCACTCCCGGTATAATTTGGAATGAAATAGAAGGTAGTTCAAGATTAACATTTCCTGCTAAAAAATTAAGATTGTCTATTACTTGTGTAACAATCAAGTTTTGTAGTTGAGAATTTGCAGTTGTAATTGTGTCTCCGACTTTTACAATGTTTGGATTTGTTGAAGTAAATTTTAGTGCATTACTTTCTGCTACCCATGTTGTACTAGCAACATAAGAGAAGGGGGTAAAAGTAACAATTCCGGTTGTATCATCTACTGAACAAGAACCTGCACCCGATCCCTGAAAAACTTCTGTACCGTTCCAATAAATTTTTATTGTATTACCTAATTTCGGATCTCCAGAAAAACTTTTACCTACTGGTTTTGTTATTTTTTGCAAATAGTAATCGTCAATATATTCATAAGAACGTTTTTTATTCATTTGATAAGATAAGCTATTATTTCCTTGTCCTGTTCCTAATACTCCAATTCCGTCATCTTTGTAATCAAGCCAATCCCTCAATCTAAATCCATGTAACCTACCTTTCATTATGTGAAAAAATGAAACTAAATTTTGTAGATCTTTATGGTTTACGCCTCTGTTACCAATTTCCCATTGCCCACGCGAGAACGCCCAGTTACCCTGTCTTTGTTCAATTCCAGATTGTGTTGTTGTAATTGTAGTAGAAAAGCTTTGTCCGCCAGACATGCTCCATTGTCTCACGACTCCATCGTATCTTGCCTTTTCGTAAAATGCCATATAAAAACCTCTTTTTAATTTATTAATAAAATATTTAATATATAATAACATTTTTTAAGATTTTATTCAATTAGACAGTTGACAAGTTTATATAAAACGATTACTCTATATAAGTAAAGACAAAAAGGAGATTGAAAATGAATAAGATTATAGAAAGATTAAAATACTGTTTAGAAGATTCTATGTATAATGAAGAAGATGTTATTAATGATTTATCAGAAAAATTTTCAAAAGAACATGTAGAAAAACTTTTATTTGAAGATGTAATAAAATCTTCTATTTTTGAAGGATGCGTAATAGATGCATTTAATCATAAAGAAAATAGAATTTTATTCATAAATAGTGTTTCTGAATTTTTTGATAATAATGAAGTAGCAATAAAAATAGCTAATGAGCAATTTGATATATGGGAAAAACAATGGGAGAGTTTTTAAAATGTTTATAAAAAAATATACACTAACTAAATTTTGTGGTTCTTATATATGCGTATCTATGTATAAAGAATATAATCTTGAAACTTATATAAAAGAATTAGAAAGAGAATTGGTAGAACTAGAGGGTAATAATAAAGTAGACATATTTTTCAATATAATAGCAAATGAGGAGGGAGAATATACTATTATAAAAACTGAGTTTGAAAATAAAAGAATAAATTATGTTAAATTAGTTTTAGGAGATTGAAAATGAATTTAGAAAAGATAAGACATCATTTAAAATTGATTGAAAAATTTGAAGGTTTAAATATAGATTTATCATCAAGTTTAAAGAAAACAAAAGATAAAGATTTAAAAAAGAAGTTAAAATCTAAAATAAAATATAATGAACTAATGATTAAGCATTCTGAAAATATGTTATCATTATATAAAGATAGTTCATTTGAAGTAGAATTTAATCATAATTACGAATAAATAAAGGAGATAATCATGAATAAATTTAAAAGACAATTTTTTTATAATATGATTTGTGATAGACAAATTAAAGAAAGAATAGTTATAGATATAGCTAAAATAGATAAAGATGCACCAATTAAAAATATAATAAATAGAAATGATATTATATATAATCAAGATAAAAGCAGAGAATACGAAAAAGAATGCATAAAAAGCGCTTGGGGGAACATGAAAGGGTATTATATAGCTGCATCAGGTATAGAATTTATATATAAAGATATTAAAAGTAAAGGAGATAAAGATGAATAACAAAGATGAAGAACAACAAAGAAAATATTATGAAGAAGAACTTAAAAGAGTATTTAATGATTTTAAGATATTTTTCTATAATAGTGATTATTTAACACAAACATTTGTCATGATAACACTTCCATTTATAATTTTATCTGTTGTATTGTTTGCGTTATCTTATGCTATTTTTAAAATACCGTTAGGTTTATTAAGACTATTTAATAGACCTAATAAAAAATAAATAAAAGAGGCGTAAGCCTCTTTTTTAATTGTTACCAATTTCTAAAGCTTCTTTAGTAACATGTGGGAATCCCCTATGATTATTAACATTGTTAAATTTATCTCGGCAATGTTCTAAACTTTTATTACATCCAGCATAAACAGTATACGTGTCTCCTACTTGAATATTTTTTGGCATAGGAAGTTGAAAAATAATTAATCCAGAATCGTTACTTTTCACTTCAACAGAATAGCCGTTATTATTTCCTGACGTAAAAGTTAACACTCCGTATTGAAAATAATTTTTTGCTTCTGTTCTTGAAGTATCTGTTAATCTGTCTCTAAATCCAGCAGTTGTTACTGTTCCAGATTTTGTAAATAAAGCTAAATTAACTTTACATCTATTATCACCTAATTTTGCAGAACATGAAACAGTTGTAACGTTTCCAACTTTTGATTGTGCTTTTTGAGCAAGACCTCTTAATTCGGCTTCAAATTGTGTTCTTCCTTTTGTGATATCTCCTAAATATCCAAATCTTATAATTTCTACTCCATCCTCAATTGCATTATAATTTCCCTGCATAACCGTTATTTGTGCGTTATTCCAAGCCCCCGCAAGCAGATCATCATCTGTTATAGTATCACTATTTAATACTCCGGTTACTGTTAAATTGTCAACAGCTAGCGAACTCTGATTTGTGACTGCAGATGGTGTTATTCCTGTTCCTGCCATATAGATTTCATTTTCTAAAGTTACATCAATATCAACATCAGTAAAGCAAAATACTTTTCCATCTGTTCTCTCACATCTCCACAAAGTACAGATTGTTGTTGTTGATGATTGCTTATGTTCTAAAAATTTTATAGGTATGTTTTTCATGTTTATCTCCTTTTTTTACTTGTTTTACATAATATTATATCATTATTTATGCAAAAAATAAAGCCTCATTCAAGAGGCTTAAAAGATAATATTATAGGCGTTATCTGCACCGATGAATTGGCGAACGCGTTACTATAAATAGTAATATTGTTACTTGCTACCATAAATGGTACGCGTCATATTTAAAAGCAAGAAGGGATTCGAACCCTCGCACCCATTATTTTTTTATTTATGTAAATTTATAATAGGTTTTATTACAATCACTATTTTATCCATTCTCTAGCACTTGCTTTTAATTAAATTGGATGCTGCCATTATATTTTAGCTTTAAATATAACTTATATGCAGCACGGGCCTGCGGCTTAGTTGTAGTGAGCAAGACTCGAACTTGCAAATGTTCTAGATCGTTCTAGATTCTTTACCGCTTAAGATATCACTACATGATATGCCCCGCCTATTGCAGACGGGGACTTTTACACACATACAACAAGGAGATTGATATGAAGTAGAGTTTTTTATTATTATTGTTTCTTTTTTCTTTTTATTATCGCTCTACATAAGTATTATAACATAGTAATATATTAATATCAACACATTCATTTACTTTTTTTGAAAAAAATGATATAATTATAAAAATAAATTAGGAGATACTTTATGAAACAGTATATTAATGTAGATGATTTTATAAAAGAATTAAGAAAATACTTGGGTGTTAAATTTTTAGACATGGGAAGAACAGAGGCAGGACTAGATTGTGTCGGGTTGCCTATTATTGCAGCTAAAAATTTAGGTTTTGATTTTTATGATGTTAAAGTATATTCAAAAAGACCAGATCAAAAATTAATAATAAAAAGTATTGAAGAGGCTGGATTATATCAAGTTAGAAGAAATGAAATTGATAAAGGAGATTTACTTCTCATGTCTTATGAAGGAAACGTGCAGCACATTGCTATTGTTTCAGAAAAAAAAGATAATTTAATTTATATAATACATGCAGTAACGGGTCGTGAAGTTGTAGAACATAGACTTGATGATAATTGGTTGTCAAAAGTTGTAATGTGTTATAGATTTAACAAGGAATAATAATATGATAAAGTTATATAATGATGATTGCTTTAATGCTTTTAAAAATATAGAAGATAACTCAGTAGATTTAGTGTTATGTGATCCGCCTTACGGCACCGTAAAGGGTTTATTTTCTGATGGTACAGAATGGGATAATGTTTTAGATCAGGATAAAATTTTGGCAGAAATAAACAGAGTTTTAAGATTTAAAGGTACTGTAATATTATTTTCTCAAGAGCCTTTTACGTCAAATTTAATTCATTCTCAAATAAATAACATACCTTTTTGTTATCGCATGATCTGGTTAAAAAATCAACATGGCAATCACTTAATGTCTAATACTGCTCCTTTAAATTATTTTGAAGATATATGCGTATTTAGCAAAAAATATGAAACAGTATATAGTCATCCGCTTAGAAAATATACTGAAAGATTATTAAAAGATTTTTTAAAATTTGGAAAAACAGAACTAAATAAAAAATTTGGCAATAGAAAAGCTGAACATTTTTTTAGATATGATAGCCAACAATTTTCTATATGTAATGAAGAAATATATAACGAATTAATAAATAAATTTTCTATTGATGAATATGAATTTTTCTTAAATTATGATAGAATAGTAGAAATAGATAAAGAATATAAAGAAAAATATAATAAAGTTTTTAATCTTCAAAATGATGAAAAATATAAAAAAAATGTTTTAGAATATTCTAAAGATAAAACAATATATCATCCGACACAAAAACCTGTAAAACTTTTAGAAGATTTAATAAAAACTTATTCTCATGAAAATGATTTAATTCTAGACTATACAATGGGTTCTGGATCTACCGGTGTTGCTTGTTGTAATACAAATAGAAATTTTATAGGTATTGAAAAAGATACTGAATATTTTAATATAGCTAAAAAAAGAATAATAAAAGAGGTTTAAATATGGCTCAGCTAGCTCTTGGAATTGTTGGTGCAGTTGTTGGTACATTTTTCGGTATGCCACAAGTAGGATTCATGATCGGTTCTGCGATTGGAGGATTACTTTTTGCACAAAAAGGATCTAACACTGAAGGCCCTAAATTGTCAGATTTGACAACACAAACAAGCCAATTAGGTACATTTATTGGAATTGTGTATGGAACAGTAAAAAGAGCTGGCAACGTAATATGGTCAAGTCCAAAAATTCAACATAAAAAAACAGAAAGTGCTGGAAGTGGAAAAGGCGGCGGCGGCTCAACAGTTTCTAGTTATTATGCTACTGTTTCATTCATGATAGCTTTAAGTGAAGCTGAAATTTCTGGAATAAAAAGAATATGGATAAATGATGAGTTAAAATTTACAGCATCAAATGAAGCTAACGCAGGTGAGATATTATCTTCTTCTGAAATATCTGGAAGTTTTAGAATTTACAGAGGAACAGAAGATCAATTGCCAGATCCAACTTATGAAAGTTACGTCGGAGTAGGTAATGCTCCAGCATACAGAGGAATTGCGTATATTGTTTTTACTGATTTTAATCTTGAAAACTATCAGAATACTATTCCTCAGTTTCACTTTGAAGTAGTTTCTGCAGATGCGGGAACAGAAACATACGGAAAAATGTTATATAATTTTGATAATTATTATACAAATAATTTAGGTACTGCAGTAGGTACTACTGGATACAATTTAGCATTTGGATTTAGAAACAGTAGATTTGTGTTATATCCGGGTTTTAGTGTAGATAGCGGACTTCATATAACAGAAGTTTCAGGAACAGGTGCTACTTTATATGCGTCTAACATATATCAAAATGATGTACCGCTTGTTGAATTAGCGGGTCATGAAAAGAAATTTAACGTAGATTTTTCAAGTAATACATCAAGTAATATTTCTAATAGAGAAATAATTGATAATGATGTCACAGGTCCGACTTTTTATTATAGTAATGTTTCTCCTGAGCAATTATTGCAACCAATTGGAAAATTAAACAATGGATATCATTTATATGTTCAAGTTCATAATCTACAAAATGCTGTTAACCAAAGCATGAATGAAGATACTGCACCTTTAGTTCTTATATCTAATAATATAACAAATCCAACACTTTATATTAAAAATGATATAACATCAAAATTAATGGATGGAAAATTTGTTTGCGGCGCTGCTGTTGATTATGAAAGAAATAGTGGAATAATATTTTATTCTGATGATGAAATAGTATTTAATAGTAATACTTCAAATATATATTATGATAGATTCTCTATAACAGATACAAGTATAAATATTGTAGAATCTGGAGTGTTCGCAGAAAGACAAAATAGAATTGGTTTTAGTAATAGATGCGGAGCGGGTATTTCAAAAATAGATAAAGATGTGATCTGGACAGCTAGCACAACAGCAACAAATGATATTAGATTATATTTTATTGAAAATGGAATTGTAAATTATAAAAATAGTTTCAATGATGGAAAACCCACTGTTGCAATGACTGCATACAAAGGCGTATTGTATAAAACAGATAACGACATGCGTTCTTCTATGTTTTCTGCTAATAGATTTTTACAAAATGAAAAAGTATCACTTGCTAATATTGTTAAAGATCAGTTAATAAGAGCAGATGTAAGAGAAAGTGAAATTGAGGTTTTAGAACTAAATAATGATCTAGTATATGGATATTTAATAAATAATCAATCATCAGCAAGAGCTAATATAGAAAAAATCGCAACAGCATATTATTTTGATATGTTAGAAAGTGATAAATATCTTAAAGCTAAAAAACGTGGACGATCTATTGTTGCGTCGATTCATGCTGAAGATCTAGCAGTTTATGAAGGTACAGGTAGTGAAGTTCCAGATGACATTGAATGGCAACATGTAGATGAATTGGCGTTACCAAAACGTGTGCAAGTATCATACTGGAATATTGATACAACATATCAAGTAGATACAGCTATTGATACAAGAGAAACAACAAGAGCACTTGATACTACTACATATGAACTTCCAATTGTGTTAGATTCAAAGCATGGACAACAAGCTGCAACAGTTCTTCTTTATTCGGCATGGGCAGAACGTGATAAACTTACATTTAACACTAATAGAAAATATTGTTATTTAGAGCCAACAGATGTAGTTGAAATCGAGAACTCAAATGGTACTAAATTTGTTATAAGAATTACTTCAAAAAATGAGGGTGCAAATGGTATTCTTGAGTTTGAAGCTGCACAAGAATATTTGACAACTTATGAACAAGAAGAGGCTATGGGAAAACCCGGAAAAGATGCAAACAGTACTGTAAAATATAACGAAAGAACAACAATAAAACCAATGAACTTGCCGTTAATAATTGATCAACAATCTGACAGTAATAATTATTATGTGGCAGTAGCGCCAAAATCAGATCTTGGTATATGGAATGGTGCTGTTACTTTTAAAAGTATTGATGATAGAAACTATAACAGTGTAAACGATGCTATATTTAACTCTGATCAAGACTCAATTTTTGGTACTTGTATTAATACATTAAATAATAATGCAAATGGATATGATTTAGATATAACAAGCTCTTTAACTGTTTATCTTGATAGAGATGAAGAACTTACATCAAGAACGTTTAAAGAAATACTTGAGAAAAAATATAATTATGCACTAATAGGTAACGAAGTTGTTCAATTTATGATAGCAGAAAAAATAGCAGATAAAACTTGGACTTTAAGAAATTTCTTAAGAGGAAGCAATGGAACAGAACATTACATAAATAGTCATAATGAAGGCGAAGACTTTATTTTGTTAGATATGAATAAAATTGCAGTTGTTCAAGATTCGATTGCAAATATTGATGTTGACTTTAAATTAACAGGTATCACTTCTGGATTGAATTTATCTGATGGAATGAAAGTGACTTTTGCAAATGATGGTTCAAGCATAAAACCTTTATCTCCTGCTGCTTTCAGAGCAATAAAGTTGGTAAATAATGATTTTGACCTTAATTGGTTTAGACGTGCAAGAATAAATGCTGGATGGAATAATAACGCAGATGTAGCACTTGATGAGCAATCTGAACAGTATGTTATTGAGTTTTACAATAGTTCTTATTCAACTTTATTGAATAGTTATACTGTTAATAATAAAACAAACTTTACTTATACAACAGCAATGCAAGCTGCTGACTACGGTTCAACACAATCTGTTATTTATGCTAAAATATATCAAATATCAAGCAGAATTGGCAAGGGGTGGTCTTCACAAATTGCTGTTATGAACTAAATATGTTATTATATATTAATAAAAAAATAATATTAAAGGATATGAAAAATGGCAGATAAAAACTCAAGATTAAATCTTATTGAAGCACAACAAGCAAAAAAAGAAATAACAGCTAATGCACTTTTTAACGCAATGTCTCCTGCTGCGATGGGTGGTATAAATGATTATGCAACGGCTGGGCTAGTAGTAGGAATTTATGGCGGAACAAGTGGTACTGTTGATGTTTTAAATACTACTTTAACATTAACAGATAACGCAACAAACTATGTTTCTTTTAATGCTTCAAGTAATACATTTACAGTTAATACAAGTGCATTTGAAGGTGTATCATGTTATATTATAACAACATCTAACGGAGCAATAACAGATTTTAAAGACAGAAGACCTTCTGCACTTACTGCATCTGGCGGAGCTTCTCTTGCTTTTTATCAAGAGAAAGGTACCCCTACGAAAACACCTAAAGCTGAACAAAATGGAAACATTGCAATTGGTGAGGGAGCATACACTAATGCATCGGGATATGCATTAGCTATATTCACAGATACTACACAGAATTTCTATGGAGCTTTAGGTTATAGAAGTATTTCAATTGGTCAAGAATGCGTTGCATCAAATACAGGTTCTGTTGCGTTTGGTTTTTCTTCTCAATCATTAGCACAATTTGCACTAAGTTTTGGACGTTCAAATATTATAAAAGGTGGTGCAGATAATTCTTCAATTTGGGGAGGAATGAATAACACTATAAATGATTATGCGCAAACATCAACAATTTATGGCGGAACAGATAATTTAATTAGAGGTACAAACTCTTCTATATATAACAGTTATTATTCAACAATAAACACTAATTATTCAACAGCAATAAATAATCAGTCTTCTACTTGTGAAGCAGATTATACTGTTATGTTAAATGCGATTGAATGTACAGCTATAGCAACAGCTAAATACTCAATTGTTGGAGGATTTAAAGGCAAAGCGAACATGCCCGGTTCTTTTGTTATCGGTTTTAATGATAAATGTCAGTTTCAAAAAATAGGTCTTTCATTATCTACAACAGATGCAACGCCAACTTTTATGAATCTTTTTAATGGTTCTCAAACATTAAACAATATAACATTGCCTGAAAATTCTGCTGCAATATTAAAAGCGGATCTTATTGGAATAACAAGTTCAGGAGATACTATAGCTCTTGATGCTAAAATATTAATAAAAAATATAAGCGGTACAAATACAATAGTATCTTCATCTGTTTTATTTAATAGTATAGCATCAGATGCAGCTTTATCAACTGCTAGTGCTCAGCTTGTTCTTAATTCAGGATTTAATATACAAGTCACAGGCGTAGCTTCAACTAATATAACATGGTCTGCTAACGTTGAATTATCGCAAGTATTTATTTAAATTTTAAGATAAAAAGAGATTGTGAAATCTCTTTTTTTGTTTTATCATTGATTGATAAAAATGCTAATATATGCTATTATAATATTAATAATATTAACATTTAATAAAAAAGGGTTGGTTAAATGAGTGACTTAAATAACAATAATAATTCTAATATCTGGACGAAAATTGGGCGTTTGGAGGGTACTATGGATAATCTCGAAAAAAGAGCATATGAACTTCAACAGAAATATGAGAATATAGAACCTCGCGTAACAAAAGCTGAAGCTAATATTACAAATGTTATACTTGAACAAGTTGAAATGAAACAGAAGTACGATGAAATAGATCAGAAAATGGATAAAATTATAACAAAAATAGACAGAGCACAGGCGGGCTGGAAAACAATTGTATGGCTATGCGGTACTCTTGTTGCTTTCTTTACTGTTATATATCCATTTCTTGAAAAATTAATTACTTTACTTTAATATATTTTATAGTATTTTTATAAAAAAAAAGCTTCTTCGGAAGTTTTTTTTAATTTATTTTAAAATATTTTCACAAAAACGCTTGACGTAAAGACAAAATAAGCTATTATTTATATATAGCAAGCAATAACGCGAAGCTAAACAACAGAGAGAGAAAAGTTATGAACTGGATGATTGAAGCAATGAAAGCACAAGAAGCAACAGCTAAAAAGTTTGAAAAAATAAGTATAAATAACGTTGTTGTTGAATCTTTTGAAAATAACATGTTTACTGTAAAAATAACAAGAGAGTTAGTAGATAACTTCTTAGCTGATAAAGATGCATCTGATGTGTTAATGTCTGAAGGTTTCCCAATCTGGAAATTTGAAAAAGCTATAGAAAATAACGAAGCTTTAACAATACCTTCAAGATTGTTAGCTATATTTTTAGGATATTGGGCAAAAGGAGAAAACGATATGATAAACGAATATAGCGAGTCTTTAGTAAAATCTGTAGAAGTTGAAGAAGTAGAAAATACTATTGATGAAGAAGAGTTTAAAGAAATAGTAAAAGCTACAGTTGTATATGTATCAGATAAAGATGTAGCTGATTATTTTATTCAAGCAATAAGAGAATCAGAAGATTACAGAAAAGATTATGATTTTGTTGATGATTATATTGAAAATACTATAGAAATCTTAGGTTATGATGGTTTTATAGATAGCGTAATAAGTTCAAAATATGGAAATGTAGAGCAAGAATTAGGATATGATGAACTATTTGAAGAAGAAGCTGAAAGATTTTATAAGCTTAATGGATATGATAACATTCTTATAGATGATTTATCAATGAAATACAGATATATAGATATAGTAGTAGAAGCTTTAGAAGAAGATGAAGAAGAGTAAAAAACACATGGAGGGGAAACCCTCCTATAATGAAAAAACAAAGGAGAACAATATGAAACATTTTAAATATCCATCCATTAACAATTTAACAGAAAAAGATATTATAGAGTTAAGAAGTAAAAACACAATTTTACATGTTTCAGAAAAATTGCATGGCGCTAACTTTTCTGTATGTATTGATAAAGAAAATAATATTTTCGCATGTAGTAGAAACCAAGTTTTAAAAGATGAAGATTCATTTTTTGGATATAAAGAAGTATTAGACAAATATAATGATATTTTACTTTTTGTTAAAGAGTATTTAAATAAAGATGATATCAGAATATTTGGAGAATTGGCAGGAGATAATATTCAAAACAACGCGAATTATGGTGGTGTAGATTTTTACATATTTGATGTTTTTGTTGATTTTGAAAGACTTGATCAAATAAAATATGCTTATTTATTAAATGCTATAAGAAAAAAATTTAATGATGATATAATAAAAGTAGCTCCTACAATTGGACTTAAAAATATAGATGAAGTAATTGAACATGGTAACAAGTTTGATAATTTAATAAATGGAAAATCAATTTGCGAAGGTCTTATATTAAAGTCTTTAGAAGATAATAATATAATATTCAAATATAAAAATGATTTATTCAGTGAAATAAAAATTGATATAACAAAGATTAAAAAATATCATTCTTATAATACTGATAATAGAGCAAGAGGTGTTGTCTCAAAAAATGGAGATTTTAATAAATCTAATATGGGTTTATACATTAAACAAATAAAAGAAGATATAGAAAAAGATATGAAAATTGATGGATTGGAAGTTGATTTTGATGGAAAAGAAAACAAGTATATATCTAATATTATAATGAGTGTTTATTTTAAATAAAGAGGGTTCGCCCTCTTTTATAAAAAGGAGAATTGTATGGTGATAGCTGATTTTTTATTTTGGTCTCGTGTTTATATGACATTATCAACAGATCAGATTTTTAAAAACATGATTTTAGATGATGATTTTCAAGAAAAGTACTACGATTATTGTTACCAATTATGTAAAATATTAGAACTTGATAACGTTGATGAAAGAATAAAAACAATAGAAAAGCATATTGTATTTGATTTTAAAAAATACATGTCTATTGATGATGTTAATTTTATAGCTGTTTTTCCTCCAAAAAAGAAAATGTTAGATGTTCAATTTTTGCCAACTATTAAAAGTTATTATAACAGCATGAAATCAGAATATACAGAAGAAGAGATTAATTATTATAAAGAAAGATTATCAAGATTATATTCTTTTGATAATTATGTAATGAAAAGACAAGCACTTGAAAGAGAGCAAGAATTAAGAGAAATAATGATTAATAAAACTAAAAACAAAAATAATAATATTATAAAGGAAAATAAATTTAAAAGAATTTAAAATATTTTTACAAAAACGCTTGACGTAAAGACAGAATAGGTTAAGATATATAAAAGGTTAGCAATAAAGCTAATCTTAACAGAGAGAGAAAAGTTATGAATATAGAGTTTATAGAAATAAAAGTTAATGAAATAGAAGTTTTAAAAAGCGCATTAAGATTTATAGAAGATGAAGAAGCAAGACAAAACGTTCTTAATGAAATACAGACACTAATAAGAGATATAGAAGGCGAAGCAAAACCAAAAGTTTACAAACAAAAAAATGAAGCAATAGATCCTTTTGCTTAAACTTAAAAGCCCCGCTAAGGGGCTTTTTTATGAGTTTCTATTATAGGCTCTATTCATTTTTCTTTGCATTTCAACTTGTATTTGTTGCTCTGATTTTCTGAAAGAATTCGCGTCAGGACTTGTTATATTAAAATACATATTTCCGCGTCCACTGAGCATCCTTTTAGTGTCTTGATTACTAAATACAGTGCTGTTACTATTTCCTGAATGAACCAATTCTGGCCCGTTTTCTCCAACCAAGTTCCATGTCCCGTTTGGCATGTTTCCACCTTTTGCAAAAGCTCCGCCAAATAAACTTCCTAAGCTTGAAGATATTATTGAACCTATACCTGCAGATAATCCACCACCACCTCCTGTTCCTTGTTCTGTTGCTCCAAACAGTGAATTCATTAAAGCATTAGCAAGATTTTTAGATATAACACTATTTATAGAACTTAATATATTATCAGCTAAATCATTAAAAGCGTCTCCGATAGATTTTGTACCACTTGCAATATCTTTGAAAAATCCATCAAAACTTTCTGACATAGCATCTTTAACAGTTTTTACATCCTCATTAAAGTTCAATAATGTTGTTTTAGCTTCTGCAAGATTTTGTCTTAACTCAGCAATTTTAATTGGATCATATCCTTTTGTCGCATTTGCTATATCCAATTCCTGTTGCAATCTTGTAATATTATCTTGAATCATTTGTTTATTAGTCGCTAATTGCTGCTGTTTTGCAGTATTTTGATTAATTAACCCTGCTTCAATTTGATAATTTAACTCTGCATTCAATGCTTTGTATTCTGCTTCTTGAACATTTCTTGCTCTTGCTGAATCTGCTATTTTATACTGAGCCTCTGATATCTTTTGAATCTGATCTAAAATTTCGGTATAATTGGTACCATTTTCTTTATCTTCTGTTTTTAGTCTTGCTCTGGTCTCTCTGTATTTTTTCTCAAAATTTTTCATGGCAGTATCAAAGTTAATACCCCCCATTAATTCTTCTAAATCACTTCTTAAACCAAGAACCATATCTTTATATTCTTGTTGCGCATCACGAAGATTTCTAGCTATTTCTTCACGAATTCCTTTTTCTTTTTCAGTGATTCCGTTCATTTTGTTTTGCATTTCAATATTAGAATTAATAGCATTTTCTTTTTGTTTTTCAGTTGAAGCACTATCAGCTATAATTTCATTATTTTTATTTACAGCGTTAGTTGTTGCGTCTCCTTCCGCTTGCAGTTGAGCAAGTTTTAATTGAAGCATTTTAGCATAATGAGATCTGATAGATACTTCACCGCGTTTGTAACTATCTTCTTCTGCAGCTTCTTGATTTCTTAACATTTGAAGATATTCTTGATTAGCTTTTTGTGATGCTGCGCCTCCTCTTCCACCTTTTTTTGCTCCTGCCGCTCCAGAACCTGAATTATTTTTTGGTCCTTGTGCAGCCCTGCCGTTTCTCCTTAAAGGGTCATCTTTAGGATCTTTTGCTAAATCATTTATTATCTGATCTACTCTTTTTGACTCAGCTATTGCTACTTGACTATCTTTCATTATTCCATTAAGTAAATTATCGAATTCTGCAGCTTCTTTTACTTTTTTAAAAGATTTAGTTAAGTTATCATTACTTGTAATTATCTTTTCAATATAATCATGACTTTCTCTTGTTACTTGCGATAACTCATCTCTATACTGCTGATAAATCGGCTCTTTATACTTGTTCATTCTTTCTGTTATATCGAATTCTCCGGTTCTTATCGCATCATATATAGCTCTTACTTCTGCAACAACACCTCTTGCAAAAAGTCTGATAGCTGCCATAGCGTTACCGAAAGCTTCTTTGACATAAAGAGGTATCAATTGAAAATAGAATTTAGTACCAGTAAGTGCAGATCCTATATCATCAACCTTCCATTTAAAATCGTCAAATATTTCAAATCCAGTTTTTAAATCATCTAATGCTGATGCATTATCATAGAATCCGTCGCCTAATTTTTCATTACTTGAAGTTAACTCTATAACTTTATTATTTAAACCAACAAAAAGATCAGTGATTGGTTGCATTGTATCTTCTGCTGATTTACTTAAATATGTAAAGAAATTTTCATCTTTTACCATTGAATTTAGTAAGTTAACATATCCCATGATTTCATTAAAGAAACCTGTCAATTGTTTTACCAAATCATCAATTTGACTTTCAGGGAAAAGTTCATCTATAAAAGTTTTTTCACCTCCTGTTCCTGATGTTGCATCTGTTTTAAGACCTTTTATTCTTTCCCAAATTGAATTTATCAAATCAGGAACAGGTGCTGCTGCTGCTTTGAATGCTTCCCAATATGCTTCTGCCTCTCCGCTGTCGAAAGCTTCATTTATTCTTGATATAGCATCAGATATAGAGTTAACAACACCACCGATTGAATCATTAGTTCCAGTAAATTTATTTATATTATTAACAAGTTGTTCAAACGTATCACCAAGAGCTGCAAGTCTTCCTGATAATGTTTTAGATTGGTTTTCCATTGCTTTTCCATTTGCAACACTAGCAAACATTTTTATAGCGAATTTCTCAAATGCGTCACCAGTTTTTTCAACTTCATGAGTTTGTCCTTGAAAAGTTACTTTTAATTTTTCGCCCTGAGCATTTACTTTCATTCCGAATTCTTTAAGACGTTCGTATTCACCTGTTGCACCATCTGCAACAGCTTCTACAACATCAAGAATACTTTTACCAGTAACTGTTGCAGCTATGTTTCCGTAGGCAAGAAGAGCTTCTCTAGAAGGATCTAAGCCAAGGTTTACAAGTCTTTGATATGCTTTTGTAGTAGATGCCAGATCGTATGGAGTATCTTTTGCGAACTGTTGTAGAGCTTTAAATGTTTCTGCAACACGCTCAGGACCTACAGTTGCAGACAACGCCGCTTCCATCTTTTCGTATTCCATACGTGTTTTAATTAAGTATTCTCCAGCCTCTTTTACTGCTGCGAAAGCAAGAAAACCTTTTGCTGCACCCATTAATTTACTTGATAAACCTTCAGAGGTTTTTTGAGTATCTTTTAAAGATTTATTAAAGTTATTAATAATACTTCTGCTATTATTTACAGACGAGTTAAAATTGGCTGTTATTGCGCCAAAATTTATTAAAATTTGATTCGATGAAGTAGCCATTATTATTATTGTCCCCTGTTACTTATTTTTTTAAGATCTACTGGAATATATCCTGTGACTCCGCTTTCTTGAGCATCTAGTATTCTCATTATTTCATCATCTATAGATACTTTTTGATTTTTATTTGATTCTGATAAACCATCTCTCATATATGCTGGAATATCATTTATTGATTTAACTATTACTTGTTTATTATTTTTATTAACTTGTTCTTCAATCTTATGTTTTGTTTTATTTTTATCATATCCAAGATATGATGTTATCATTATATGAAGAGGAGGATATTTTAAGAAGTCTTCTGATATATCTATAAAAACAGTCTTTATGCATAAATTTTCAACTTCACTTATTGTCCATCCAAATTCTCTACATACTTGAAAAATCATAGCATTTATATTTTTTATTTTATCTTGTTTAGACACTTTTATTGGATTTTCATTTATTATCTCTTCGTAGCTTTTTTTTTATCTTTAGGTAGAATAGCATGTGTTATCCACATAAAAAGATCTACAATATCATTTAAATTGTTTAAATCATATTCATCAAGAACAAGATCTGTAAAATCTTCTACTGAAATATCTTTATAATTTCTATGAAAAGCCATTGCTATATAATTTGCTAATTTAACAAATTCTTCAAATTTATCTTCTTCTTTTGTATTTTCATTTATTACAATATCATCTTTTTCTCTTGCTATCATGTTTTTAAGTTGTAAAACTGATAATGTTGGTAACACATAAATAGTGTCATTTAATGATACTTCAATACCTTCAAATTTAACGTCTAACATATTTTAATCTCCAATATTTTTATTAATATGTTATATTATAACGTATTTATGATGTTTTAGCAATATTTAAAATATTTTAAAATATTTTTCAAAATTCGCTTGACGTAAATACAAAATCGGTTATTATTTATATATAGCAAGCAATAACGCGAAGCTAAACAACAGAGAGAGAACAAAATATGATTACTATAAACTTTAAAGAAAGAAACATCGTTTTAGCTAAAGAATCTAACGTTAAATACATAGCTAAAATATCAAACTTTGACAGAAAATTTGTTTTTGGTAGGGAGTTTGTGAATGGGGACAGTATTATAACTCATGACAACGAACTAATACTTGAAGCAGCACCAAAAGACAAAAAAGACGCTAAAAAATACTATATAGTTGATACAAAAATTAAGACAGTAAAAGAAGCAACATACGAAGAAGTGAAGAAAATGGCAGTAGACAAAGAAGCATTCGCTACCAGATTTTTCAGATAATAAAAAAGCCCCTTATCGGGGCTTTTAACTTATTAATAAGTAGAACTTGAGAACATGTTACCCCATTTACCATTGTCAAGAGCGAAAGCTTGAGCGGAGAATGAAGGTACTGTGAAGTCATCGTTAGCACTAGACATATCTAAGTTACTTGCGATACATCTGTATAAGTTCCATCCAAACACGTTCCCTTGGAATTTGCTATATAAGAACATAGAGAATTCAGGCTGAACACCCATTAATTCATTTGACAACTCAGTAGTCTTACCACCAGTTTTGCTATATGTATATCTGATAGCTATTTTTTTACCAGCATCTGCAGCTGCGAAAGTATAAGTACCTGTACTTGCGTCAAACTTATATTCAAATGCAGAAGGTGCACCAGATTTGCTAGATACGTTTGTATAAGGTAATCCCATTTCAGATGTTACGCCCATATCTTGTGCGAATGTTGCCGCCTCATTAACAACAACAGTTGGAGTATCAGCATCTATAGTTGCTACTTCTTCTGTATATTCTGTATATCCAGACGTTGATTCTTGACCAAAGTACAATTCATTATATACGTTACTGTTTATTGTTGCGTATTCAGCTTGTACTGATACAGTAAGCTGTCCAGCAGCTACAGCAACAGGCATCTGATTTTCACCGAATAATTGTTTTAATTCTCTTTCATAAGTTAAATTTACACTTTGAAGAACACCTAGCAAAATTGGAGTAACGTCACCATTTTCTGTTAAACGTCTTCCGATCAATTTACCTGAACCGAATTTATAAGTAGTTCCAGCCATAATTACACCTCTTTTATTATTATTATTTTTTATGGTTTTTATTATATATAATACTACATTTTAAAGCATAAAGCAATATGTCATTAATATTCTAATGTCATAACTCCTTTTTCAAATACATCTGTAGCATGAAGTATTTGAACTGTTACTATTGCAATTACATTTTCATCACCTGATGCTGCATCATCGTAAAAATCTATTCCTGTTATTGACATATCGAACACAATTCCCGGAAGCCCCATATGCATCACATCATAATTTACAGGTTTAGCTAAAGCGTACTGAACTTCTTCAACTAAATCAAGCAATCTTTCAGAACCCGATATTGTATCATCATATCTCGTATTAGAATGAATATAAATATCAAATAAAGAGATATCAACAGCAGCAGTACCTATTAGATGATTTTTTTCAGTGTTGCTTATTGCTAAATATATTCTTGTTAAATCAGCATCTTTATTAGCTGACTTGCTTATTAAATCAAAGCTTGTTGTATTTTTTTCTAGCAATAAAAATAATCTATCATAAACTTTTCTTGCATTAATCATATATTACCCTTTTATTTCTTTAAAAATATATCTCTTGCTTCTCTTATAATTTCTGGAAGCATCCTCATAGATTCTTCATTAACAAATTCTTTTGCTTTTATTTCATAACGTCTTGTATATTGATTAACAAATTTTTCATATGGTCTTGTTGGCCTTCCGAAAATACTTTTTCTATTTTCTAAATGCGCTCTAACAGCTTGAATTCCTCTTGAGCCAACATCAAATGCTTGACCATATTCTTCAGATGAATAAACTTGAGATTGAATTAATGCTCCGCGCATTGTAATTTCTTGTTTTAATGAAGATTGCAATCTTCCAGATTTTCTTTTAAGTTTCTGTCCTGACAATTGATTTCTGCGTATTCTTCCGATCAATTTCTTATTAATACTTTTCATTTCATTACGCATTAATCTTGCTTTAGACATAACAGTATCTTTTTGAAGAAGATTTAATTGTGTATTATTAATAGCTTTTTGTAATCCATTATTTTCAACTCCAATTCCATTTACTGTAATTTTACTTGAATTAGATGATGCCATTATACGCCTCTCTCTCAATTACTGTTCCATCAAATCCCCAAAATCTATAATTTAATAATGCTTCTTTGATCCATCCGGGGAATGCGCCATTGTCAAACATTGTTGTTTCACTGCCGCTTGTTTTTGAAAGCTCGCCTATTCTTTCTTTATCTTGAAGTCTCATGTATGCAAGCTGAATACATGCTTGTTTTACATCGTAAGGCACTTCATTATATCCTGCAACATATTCTATTGTAATATTATTTACACCCGTAGCTAACGCTACATTATCAAAATATATGATATTGTTATTAATAACAGCAGTTGAAACATCAACAGATTTAGAGCCTACATTACATGATAAAACTTTTCTAACAAATGGAACTCTTGCTTGATATGAGTAACTAGAAAATCCTGATGCAACTTCTTTGTATTTTGTTAACGTGAAATCTTGACCAGCATATGATCTTATATATTGCGAAGCAGCATCAAGTAAAGATTGTATTTTTTCATCTGAATTAACTTCATTTTTTATTACGCCTTTATATTCTTTAAATTCGTCTAAAGAGGCAAGAGATGGTAACCTATACATAATTTTATACCTCTATTTTTTATTATTATTTGTAATATTATAACATTATAAAAAGGTTTTGTAAAATGAATAATAAAAACGTTACAATATAACATAACATTATAAAAAGTTTAGTTTTACCCCCGTTACTTATTTTTTCCAATTCGTGGATACAAAAAAGCCTCCATTACGGAGGCTTGATTTTTACTTTAGGTTATGCCGTGATTTTGTTGAATATTTCGTTATTGATTAGTGCTAAGTCTCTTTTGATTCCCGCCCTAAGATTTTCCATAAAGCCTTTTTCATCAAGTTGACTTTCTAACATCTTGTATTCGTCTAACATAGTGTAAAGTTCGTTTAATGTTTTGTTGCTAAGTTTGTTTAATGTATTTTTCATAATCTGCTCTCTCTGTTGTTTAGCTTCGCGTTATTGCTTGCTATATATAAATAATAACCGATTTTGTCTTTACGTCAAGCGTTTTTGTGAAAATAATTTAAAATAAATTAAAAAAAGCCCCCGAAGGAGCTTTTATTTTATTATATTATTTTACTTTTGCGTTCTTGATATATCCAATTGTTGCTGGGTATTTGTGAGCGAAAGTCTCAACAGCGTAAACGCCATATTCTCTTTGACGGTTTTGAATAGGCCATTCGATCATTGTCCACTCGTCCCAGACTATCATTTCAGCTACTTCATCAATACCTGTAGAGCCAAGTTCTGACAAGTCATCAGACCAGAACAACACGTGACCATCTTGCATGTGAGGATCTCTTAAAATCATTATTTCAGAGGCTGTTACGTTAGAAACATAAGCAGACATGAAAGAACCTACAACGGTTGGTTTACCTTCGACAATTACTGTTGCTACGTTTGCGTCTTTTCCTCTTGCAGATTTGAAGATTGCTGATGCTGTTTTGTTATTCATTACTAAATATTTAACATCTACTTCTGTTTTATCACGAATAGCAGAGATAACACTTTCAAGCTCTGGTGCTACTTGTCCATCCATTGTGAAACTTGCTCCGTCAAGAGATACGATAGTACCATCTTCATTTGCTGCTGTAGATAAGAAACCATCCCATTCAAGCGTATCTGCTGATTGATCAGTATTTGGTAAATCAGAAGCAAGCTGAGAAGTAGTTGAAAGAGCTTTTATAGTACCGAAGTTTTCTGCACCTACATAAACAAGTCTTTCTGCACCAGCAGCACCCGCAAATACAGCATAACCAGCCGCTGCGCGTAAATCTGTTACTACAAAATCGATAGAACCATTTGCTGCAACTGTTACTTCTACTGCATCAGACTTAAGACCGTGACCACCAACAATTAAGCTCTGTGTATTTCCCGCGTTTTGTCTTAATGCTGATTTATTAACACCATTTGCAACGCTTGATTTTCTTAATCCATATCCTGTAAGGCCGACAGCGATTACTGAAACATCACCAGCAGGGATAGAACCAGAAGTACCGGCAACTAAAGAAACGTCAGCAACTTTTCCTATTGCAGTTCTGTTACCATATAAAATTTTCTTTTCTTCTTCTATTTTAGCAGAAGCGTACAATTTTTCTGATAAGTTAACAAGAAGCTGAGATTTTGCATCAAGATTTTGAGCAGCAAGAATAGCTTCAAAACTAGCAACGTCTTCATAACCAAGTGCACTAAACGGTACAGCCTTATCGATTAAAGTATGATCAACGATTCCGCCTCTTTTGCCTTCTTCTACTGATCCAGAAATTCCAAGAGTGTTAATTGCTGTAAACGCTTTCCAATGTGCAGCGTTACCACCAACAGTCTTTCTGCGTGGAAGCATGTTAGAAATTGGAGTTTTGACGGGGAAAAGATTTTTAACAAGAGTATCAAGATTATAACCTTGTAAACCCTCTACAGAAATTGGGTTTACTGTAAAACCTTTTGCTATTGATTGTCTGTTTGCTTCGCTGCTTCTAATTGATTGAGATATAAAAGCACTATTAAAGCCAGAATATTTTTCACTCATATTTTACCTCTATTTATTATTATTATTATTTTTTGTAAAATCTATTACTATATTAAAGCATATTTTACACTATTAGTCAACGTTTAGAATATGCTTTTGTTATTTTTTAAAGAAAGTTAGATTTAAAGAACTGAACATGCATTAATTCTTTAACTAAAGCTTCTTTTTCACTACCAGATGCACATTTAGCAATTTTTTCTTCAAGATCTTTTTCTTTATCATTATAAGATTTAGCTACTTTTTCCTGCTCATCCGCTCTTTTTTGATTAATTTCTTTCTTGAATGTTTCAGCTTCTTCTTTAGTATCAAATGTCATAGATTTTTTAATTTCTTCTAACTCTTTTTTAACTAAAGTTAACTCTGCATCTTTTGCTTCAATAACAGCTTTATGTGCTTTTTCTAAATCATTTTTGAAAGATTTTTCAATTGTTTCTTTATCTTCTTTTACTATTCCAAATTTTCCTGATAAAAAGTCAATAGATTCAGATTTTTCAACTTTAACAGATACTTCTTTATCTATCATTTCTTTAAGAACTTCTGATGCAGTATTAAGTAAATCTTTTATTTTATTAACTAACTCTGTATCTTCGTTTTTATATTCAGCTTCCCATTGTACGTCATCATTGATATAAGAAAGAGAACTCAAAACACATGCTAAATCTTGAATACTATAAAAAGATTTTTCAATTGTTTCTTCTTTAACTTCAACTTCTTCTTTTACTTCTGGTTTTTCTGACTTTTCTACTACTTCTGTAACTTCTTCTGTCTTTTCTTTTTTAGCAACAAATAAAGACGCGAAATCTTCTACTGATATATTATTATCTTTCATGAAATCAGAAAATTTAGTTAAAACATCAGATTCTACCTTTTCTGATTTTTCAATAACTTCTTCTTTATTTTCAATAAGGATATCTTTTTCTATTTCTTCTATTTTTTCTTTTGACATTTTGATTACCTCAATTTTTGCTTCTGGATTTGCACCACGATCTACAAGTGAAATTTCTGTTAATAAAAATTTAGTTATTCTATTACCAATTTTAGATATTACTATACCTCCGACAGAAAAATATCTGTACACTCCTTCTTTAAGTTTAAGCCATGCGATTGGATCAACTATTTTTGCTGAAATATATAATCCTTTTTCATCTACAAAAGCAGCTTTTGTTACACCTGCTGCAATCATTTGATGCATTTCACGAACAGCGGGATCATCCATATAACCAGATAAAGCATCAGTTAAAGCTTCTATTGTGATTATCTCACCATCACTATCTAGAGCCTCTGTTGATGCATAGCCTTCTACAATCTGCTGTTCGTCGTTGAATTTTTCAATTTTAGCGAATACATTATATTTATTCATCTAAAAAACCTCTTTTATTATTATTTTTATTATTATTGTATCATTATATAACATATTTATATTTATGTCTATATTTTAACGTAATTCGTTTTGGTTTGGAAGTTCTGCTTGATTTTCTGCTGATTGTTCTTGTGCATCAGATTGTCCAATTAATCTGTTTTCTCCGTTTTTTGAACTTGTTTCAGAAAAATCAATTACGTCACCACCTTCAATCGGCCCCATACCATACTTAGCTCTTGACTCGTTTACTGTCCAAATTGGCTTACCTCCTGTATTTAATTGTGATATTTGCGCTTTTTTAAGTTCATCAACAGAATCAGGCTTGATAAATGTAAACTCTAAATCATCATAACCTATATAATTTTGAATAAAATCTGTTAATGTTAACTCTAAATGATTAACTATAGTACCATTTCCTGCGCCAATCGAAACTTCTTGCATTGTCGATGCTGTGGCCTTACTTGTTTCTTTAACAAAAGGTGTCGGAGGTATTCCAAAAACTGCACAAATAACACGAGCTAGCCACTCGTCGTATTCTTGTTTTAAATCAAATTGTTTTGTTTGTAACACTTGCATTCCATGAGCTAAAAATTTAGTTCTATGTTTTTTAGCTATATTTCTTGAACCTAAATATAAATTGTTCCAATATTCTTGGAATTGTGCAACCTGTGCTGGTCTCCAGTCTTCAGGTGCTGTTATAATAGATTCTGGAAGTGTTCCGTCACTAAAGAAAGTTTTTAAATAATTATTTCTCAATAAAAGAGTCTCTATAGTATCCACAAGCTGTTCAACTTGAGAGTATCCGTATGGAGAACTTGTTCTTGCTGTAAATCTACTATATAACAATTGCTCTGTGTTATAAGATTTAATGTTTTGCATACCTTTTGCGACATATTGATAAGCAACTTGAGGAGGAGAAGGAATTTGTCCTCTCTCATCAATTTTTAATGATATATTAGAAGCGTCAAAAAGTTCAATTCCTTTGACATTCTGATCAATATCGAAAACTGGTTTGATTGCTACAGCATCAATAGAGAACATATCCTCAAGCCATGCACCAAGAAAACTTCTAAAGTTTGGATATAATCCGCATGGTTTATTTAATAGTTTTTCTACTTTTTTGCATCTTTCATCGTTTGGTTTTGCTTTATCTACATATCTTACAGCAAATTTTAATTGTGTTAATTGTCTTTTACGCTCTTCTATGCAATATCTTATAATAGCATTACTATTTGCTAAAAATCTTAAATCTTCAAACGCTTCTTTCTCAGAAGCGCGAGGAGTAATTGTAGTGTTATACATAGCTGAATAACTCCACAATTGATCGAGATCTTTTTGAACATCATGGAAAGGCTGCCCCGGCCCACCTTGAATATTGTAACTAAATTTTATAGGCGTCACTTGGTTTTTATCACCCATAAATTTATCATTTATTTGATTTGATACGCCTTTATTAATATCATTTTTTTTTCTATTCCAAAACGCCATTTTTTATCTCCCAAAAATTTTCTCAAGTTCATTTATTTTCATGTCACTTAACTCTTTATTTATTTGTTCTGCCCACTCATCAGCATATCCACTTCCATTCTTTATTTTATCACGTTTTGATGCATTAGTAAATTCATTACTATTCATATTACTATATGTTTTAAGCCATTCTTCTGCATAAGATGTGTTTCTAATAAGTAAATCATAAACACCCCATACTAAAGCGTCCATGCGATCTGGCGATTTTTTAGCTGTTATTGGATCATAATCTGACATCTGATCTTCTAATGTAATAAAATCTTCTGACGGTCCAACATGACAAACCTTGCCCTGATCGTACAATCCGCCAACAGGTGCAGCACGTTGATTTTTATTAGATATAGCTTTAACACCCCTGAAAATTACGTTTGGATCTTCTTTTTTCAAGTTGTTTTCTACAAGATCTCCACCCTGATTCGTTTCTGCTACTACGTATGCACATTCATATTGATAAAATATTTTAACAGCAAGTTCTGTCCATTTAGAAACATGCATTTTTCCTGAGAAATCTTTTAATACGTATACTTTCTCATCAGAACCAAGACCCATGAGTATTATTCCACACTCGTCACTATTTTCATTATTTGAAACTGATGGATCTATTGATACTATTTTTCTTACTATTTCCACTCCATCTGGTATTTCATCGACTCTATTTCTGTTTATAGCTTCAATATCAAATATTGCGTACTCGTCTCCTTCGCCTTCGTCAAACTCTCCTTCAAGTTCTTGTTTACCTAATTTTGTTCCATCGTATAATTTATCATATTCTTTTTGTGATTTATCAGAAATAAAAGGATTATCTTTTGTTTTAGCAACTGTTAAAACAGTATCTTCATCATGATATATTTTAGATAATAATTTATGTTTCTTCTTTGGTGTTGTCGTAACTATAACCTGTGGATCTGAATCTATACGAAGACCCATTATCATCATATCCCAAGCCTCTTTCGCGTATTTCCATGCGCAAATTTCATCTGCCCAAACTTTCGAATGCTGAGGTCCACGCAACGACTCAGGTTCATCAGCAGAAAAGAATAAAGATTTTGCACCGTTAGGCCATTCTAGACACTTATCTTTTTTCTTCCAAACGGGCATAAAATCTTTATCTGCCATTGTTAGAATTCCAGAAGGACCTGAAACCATAACGTTTTCAACATCATGCATTGTACGACCAATTAAATTACAATATCTAAATTTATTAGTCTTAATCCAAAGCCTTATTGTATTCGCACCTGTATATGTTTTACCAAATCCACGTCCTGCAAGTATCAACCAGTACATGAACGGAACTTTGGGCAATCTTTGCTTTTCCATTGCCCAAAATCTCCAATCGAATTCAACATCCGCGAAAAACAGTGCACGTTCTTCCATCGTTAATGTGTTAAGTATTTTTTCAAGCTCTTTAATCTCAGCTTTTTTCATTAATTCTGCAGTGATAGGGATATTGTCTTGTGTAAAATATTTATATCCCTCCATCATATCTATAACATTTGATTTATTTGAATTCATTAATGATTCAATATTACTCATATAAAACTCCCAAAAAAAATAGATCTTATTATTATTAAGATCTATTTTAACATTGTATTGTAATATTGTAAAACTATTATTTCATTCTTAACCTCTGCCTAGTCTCAAACATTGGACCTACTTTTACATTCATAGCCTCTTTAAGTCTTTCTCTATCTTGATAAAGTTCTTTAAATGCTGTCATAAGTTCAAGACATTTAACTTCATCTACTCTTACGTTAAGATTGAAATCTTCATTTATTTCACTTGCTATTCTAAACTTATTTTTATTATAGAAGTCAAAAATCTTTTCTTTACTGTTATACTCTTTATAAATACTATATAAAGTATTAGCAAATAAAACAGTATCAATTTCTTTTACTTCGTTATTTTTTACAAATCTTACTAAATCAAAATCTTTTATAAGTTCTTTCATTTTACATCTCCTTTTGTTTGTTTATATAATAATTATAAATCATTATTTAAACTATGTAAATACAAAAACAATAAAAAATTTAAAATATTTTATTCGTCTACTACTTTTCCGTCTTCTATTAATAAACCAGAAAACTGAGGTCCCAATTTATTAATAACATTCCTTTCAGATTCTGAACTTTTAACAATTTTAATGTCTTCTCCGTCTTTTCCTGTATGTTCCACTCTTTGAACATCAGTATGTCCGGCTCTTGTTTTTAAGAAGAACTTAATCATATCTTTATCTCCATCGAGAGCCATTTGCACGCCCTTTGCCATTATCCTTCCGAATGTTGCTCCATCACCACGCAAAAAAGCTTGCTCAAGTTCAGGTCTTTGTTTAAATAAAAGTCTTAAGTTTCTGTCTGTCATGCCTAAAAAATTTGCTGCTGCTTTTTGATTAAGACCTAAAGCTGCCAATTTCTCTAGTACCACTACGTCAACCTCTATTTTTCCCAATTCTTTAAGATCTTGAAGATATTGATCATTGGATATCTCTTTTTGCGCTACATTAAATGAATTAGGCGCGTTTTTTCTTTTAAAACTCATAATTTTACTCCAAATTGATATTTTCTTATTATTATGTTATATTATAACGTAAATATAACAAAAAATAAAGAGGTAACATATGAATAGTATAAATCATGTAAGCTTGTTAAAATTAAGAAAATTTGAAGATTTTTTTAAAGAAAAAGATAAATTTCATAAAATCCATGTTTTTCAGTTTGTAAAAGATGATAGATATAATGATATATTAGATTTCTTATTAAAAAATGAAATTGTTAATATAGATATTACTTATAACAATAAAAACATGCTTTTCTATGCTTTAGAGTCTAACGCTCTTGATAATGTTCAAACATTAGTAAAATATAACATAAATACAGATATATCAGCATTAGATGAACAATATTTTACAAGAAATATTGAAGGAAAATATACTTTTAATGAGTTTAAAAATATAAAAAAACCTTCAAAAGAGACAAAAAAAGAAGAAGAAAAAGAAATTATTATTGATGAAAAACCATCTATAAACTCTGTTTCTTCAAAAAAAGGAGTAAAAAATAATGCTAAAACAACAAGAAAAACAAAGTAATACATGCTTATTTATAGCTAAAAATGTATTAAGAATTGTATTTTATAGTGTTTCTGTATGTCTTTTTATTGCGTTAATGTCTGGATGTTCTAATAAAAATAAAGAAAATACAGTTATAGATACGTCAGATGTTGTTATTGAAAGAATACCGCCAACATATGCAATGATTGAGTGTGAAAAGTTAAAACCATTAACAGACAAAAGTTTTGGCGCTTCTATATTAAAGATTCAAGAAATAGCAACACTTTACAATCAATGTGAAACAAAAAGAAAATCTTTAGAAGATTTCATAAATAAAAAATAACGAGGTAAAAAATGAAAACATCAGAAAAAGCAAAAGATATCATGAAAAAAATGGAAAAACTTTATCTTTATATCTATGATGATCAAACAGGCAAAGCTACAAAAGTTTTTGTTAAAGGTGCAACTATAGGTTATGGACATTTAATAAAATCTTATTCTGAATTTAATAGTTTTATAGCTGGTATAACAGAAAAACAAGCAGATGATTTATTTGATAAAGATTTAAAACCTTTCGAAGATAATGTTAATAAAGTTGTAAAAACAAATTTAACTCAATATCAATTTGATGCACTTGTTATGTTATGTTTTAATATTGGTGCTGGAAACTTTAATTCTTCATCTGTTTTAAAAATGGTGAATGGACAAAAAGGAAATTATAGAACATTAGAAGACGCTTTTGCAGCATGGAATAAAAGTCAGGGTAAGGTCATGAAAGGACTTATAAAAAGACGAAAACTTGAATATGATTTATATTCTACGGGAGTATATCAATACTTCAAATAATATTAAAGCCTCCTAAGAGGCTTTTTTTTATTTATAACTTCCAGAATAAATAATCTGTAAATCTAATTATTTTCCAATATCCAAAATCTGTAAATTTAATATAATCTTCAAAATCATCTATTAATTCTATAGTATAATTAATATTATCTTTACTTATACCTCTATATATTTTTCTATTAAAATATATTTTAACAACTTCTTCATCAAATAACTTATCATAAGATGTTCCATTAAATTTTAATAATCTATCATATAATTCTTTCTTAGGTGTTTCACATGTTAATTTATCATTTTTAAATGAATATATTAATCTTTTATTGTATCCCAAATTATAAATCATTAAATCTTCATCTTTTTCTTTTGCTATTTTTTCTAGTTTCTTTTTAAGACTTTCAGCATCTGGTGTAGTTATATTAAATTCAGTTTTTGTAATACTTAAATCTTCATCTTTTTCTTTTTCTACTTCATCTATTCTTTCTTTAATTTTATTTAATGTATTTTTAAAACTTTCAGGATCTGGTGTAGTTATATTAAGCTCAGCTATTGGAACACTTAAATATTTTCCATGATTTTCAAGATATTCATTTATTATATCATCAACAATTTTTGAAAAGTTTGGACATTCTCCCATTTTTAGTGTTTTTTCTTTTTCTTCTTTATCTTCTTTAAATAAAGTATTAAGACGTTTATTATAATCTTCATTTGAAAATTTTAATTCTCCGACACCAAAAATATACCTTGGTTTTTCTTCTTCTTCTTTTTCAATATATCTTATATTAATAGTTTCACCATCATTATGTCTAGAAAATGTATAATGTCCATCATCTGAAACAAAGTAATGATCTTTTTTTAGTTTGCTTTTATTATCAACTCTATAAAAAGGCAATCCATAACAACTTAATACTCCTAGATCATCTGCGAAATCATCAGCCTTGAAGTTTTTTCCTTCGTTATATTTAGCTCTAAGCATAAGATCTTCTCCGGGACATGAAACTATATATTCATCACCTTCTTTTAAATCTTTATTTATTTTAAAATCAATTTCTTTAATATTACTCATAATCTATCTCCTTTTTAAAAGCCCCTTGCGAGGCTTATTATATATTACATATTGTATGCTATAAGATTTACTTCTTTTGTATCTTCTGAAAATACTAATTCTAAATCTTTATCTATTATTTTTTCAAAATCTTCTCTTGTTAAAACTTCAGGAAAATCTTTTGATTTAAGATATCTACATAACTGATCTATTTTCATGTTAGTATTTATTTTAAAAATACCTAAACCTTCTAAAACAATACTTACACTTAAAACTGCTAAATAATTTTTATCTGACATATATCACCTCATTAAACTTTTAATACTATTTGATTATCTAAAACCATCAGATCAACTTTTTTATATCCAAGATTAATCTGAACCTCCCCCGTTTTTTCTAGTCTATCTACAATAGCTGATTGCGCCAATGGATTCTCTAAAAAAACGTTTATAGCTTCAAGATCTCTACTGTCTAAATCTATGTTCAAAATCTTTTCTTCGCCACCAACTATTAAACTTGTTATCATGCTGCTTCTCCTTTAAGTTTGATTTCTAATTCGATTTTTCTTTGAACTTCTTTTCTTACTTTATTTAATCTTCTTATCTTACCTTTATTTTTTACTGTTTTAATTTTTTCTTCAAAATCGCCGCTCAATTCAGATTCTAAAACATCAAAGTAATCAGACGACTTTAAAATATTTCTTGATAATGTATTATACTTCATTACAGCCCTTTTTGAATCTTTAATAAATAGTTCACTTTTTTTCTCTATAACATGCTCTTTTACTATTTTTAGTTTTTTAGACTCTTTATCAAACTTAAAAGCTAACGTATCATATTCACGAGGAATTCTTACTTTAAATGCTTCTTCAGCTTTCTTATTTCTTTCAACTAATACAGAGTTAAACTCTCTATTTAACCTATTCAATGTTTTCTTACTCATATTTTCCTCTCTTCTTTTTTAGTGTGTTTTTTTATTTTAGGAGTTATACGCAATGTAACAATATCATATTTGAACTTGACCTTTTGTTTTATTATTGCTTCTCCCCTATATTTATATATTAGCATACTATTATACTAATGTAAAGACATTTTTTATATTTATTTTAAAAATTTTGCTAAATCATCTCTTATATAAATGGTTTCTTCTCTCATATCTCTAATAAAGTGTAGCTCGCTCTCACTATCATACACCCATCCTGTCTTTTCAAGCATATCTAAAAACCAATTTTTATTACATAATCTTTCGTATATTCTTTCTTTTCTTATTCTATCTCTATTAAATGTTTCTATTTTCATAATTTTACCCTCTTTGTTTGGTTTGTTTTATATATAATAACATAAAAAATAAAGATGTAAATACATAAATACTAAAAAAACAAATTATTTTTGACACACTATACTACACTTCGTGCTAAATCTTTAATAAACAATAAGTATTTCTTTATCTTTTTTGTTTTTTATTTTGTTATAAGTCGTCTATATACCCTTTTCTGTTTTTTTCCGCGCGTACTCAGTGTAGGTAGCTCTGCTTATGCAGTCGCTCCAAGTCTCGCAGATTTATTCATGAAAACCCAACAGCTCACCTTACCTCATTAGACGAGCTAACACTATACAATCTAATAGCAGACATAAAAATAAATAAATAAAAAAAGCTACACTATACTGTATAGATATTAATAACGCTATATATTATTTTATATAACGCAACACTACCCTCCCCATCATTCAAAACAAAACAATAGGCAACACTACAATATCTATACATTAACAACACTATATATTATTTTATATAACGCAACACTATTTATATTATATTGTTATACTATAACATTAAATAAATAAAAAAATATTTTATAATTATAATTAGATTTATATTATTTATATGGTATATAGCTACGCCCAACCTCTTCAATTAAAAGTAAAACAATATAACAGGATGCCCCATTCTTTTATATAAATCAAGGCCGCCTAACTCTAAACAAATAAAGATATACTAATACAATACAACACAACAGCACATCTTATATCTATAGTGTGTCTTATACTACTACCCATACTTATATCATTATACATATAGAGTTAGGCGGCCTAACTTTATAAGAATATAATAAGCTCTTCTTCTTTATTATATTAATAGCAACACTAAACAATCATAACAATATAACAACACTATATTATACTGTAATATAAGATACCCTATATAACGCTCTGTAACGCATCAGGAGAATAGCAACACTTTTATATACTATTATATTTAGATACGCTATTAACTATACACTGATAGATACGCTAACAATATACAGCAAAAGAACTACTGTTATATAGTTTAGTAAGCGCGCAATATTTCCTATTCATAAGATATTGTAAAGATGTTTTTAAAAGGATGTTATAACATAACAAGAATATATAAAATTATATAGAGAAAGCGCGGCGGGGTTTTCAATAATATCATCTTAAATACTTGATTACGCTAT